GAGGTCTAGACTTCTCAGCACCAGGAAACACACCCTTCGAACGACACATACATCACGTCAACCCAGATGACTACCACATCCTATACCATACAAGGTTCATCCTAGGACCAGCAGCATCTTCAAACGGAGAAAACGCTGGATACAAACCTTCTTTCAAGAAGATCATGAAGTACATCAAACTCAACAGGGCCGTCACTTATCAAGCCCAAGAGGGGCAATCCGCTACAGACGGAAAAGTAAGCGTTGCCTACTGGTTTGGCCTAGTAGGATCAAACGACGGGTCTACCCAGACAGCTGCCTGTGCTGTGCACGAAAGAGCCGTTATGTTCTTCAAAGAACCTAAACAGTAACCGTGCTTAGAATTTAATCCAGTAAACTAAGGGCTAGGTGCTCCGATGCGCGGCGGCTAAAAAGCCGCCGCCCCGCGCGTTCAAAACCTAGTGACATTGTAACGGTCAGCCGACATCTTCGTCATGTCGGGCTCCTCGTTCATAAAGACAACAACGTGAGGCACATTGTGCAAGATCTTCATCGTACTCTCGTACTTCGGGGATAACACCATGCGGTCCTTCAACATTTCCAATAGTCCGTAATTCAAATACTCTGCGTTCCCTCGAGGGATGTTGAAGAGGAAGACCCGGGATCTGACGTCAACTGCGTGAGCAAGGTCATCACGCTTTCCTGGTCCCAAGATCTGGACTCCATCGAGCTTACTGAATGCGTATCCACAGAACCAAGACTTACCGAACCCTCCGTCTGAGTCGACGAAGAATCGGACTGTTCTGTCATCTGCTGGTTCTCGAAGCTCATCAAGTAAAGCTGCTTGCCAGGGCCGAAGTTCACCGTCACGGAGCTGGGGACGGGGGCAGAGCTCGGCGGCCATTCGACGCAAGGAGCTTCGGTACCGTCCATAGAGGGCCGGCCATTGCTCCATAAGTTCTCTTTCTGTGGGCTCGGACTCAAGGGTTCCAAGCCACTCGACATATCGCTCAAAGTCGCTCCGTCGGCCAGGGTTAAGAGTTGGACAAGTACCCCATTCGTCAAAATCGCCATCTTTGATGCAGTAAGTCCGGTTTTGTTCCGGAGTTCCTCTTGCGCTTGTGAGATGACACTGAGGCAGCAAGGCGCGCACAGCGGCGAATCGAAGTCGTGCGTTAAATCGGACAAAGCCTTGTAGATGGGGAGTACCTGTGGTGGGAGCGACTTCTCGTCCAATAACAAGGTACGCGACGCGGTCCGACTCAGCCAATAGTTGCAGATGGAGCACCTGCTCATCGCTGTAGTTAGGCACGGTAAAGCACCAGTTCTGAGATTGTGCGGCTGCCATCGCAAAATTGTGTGCAGTGTGTGCAGGAGGTGAGGGGGGTAATAATATACCCCCTCACCCGGAGTCACGTAGCCCGCGTAGGTTTTGTACCAGACGTGTGCTGGGCGCGTGCTGGTGCGTGCCCGGCAAAAAACTCGCACACACACAAATTCAAATGCCGAAACGTTACATTCCCGTTACACCATCGCCGGCGCGCAAACGGCGCAAGATGGCGCGCTCGAGGTCGAGTGCGGCGCGCACTATCCAACGGGCGTGGCGTCGACGTAGGCGAGCACCAGCTCGGACCCGAATGGTGGGCTCGAGTATCTGGCGAGGTAACTGCAAGACAGTACTGACGGCTGATCAAGACATGACAACCAGGACTGATAATACATTGTGGGGAAATGAGATCACAGACTGTTTCCAAGGATCAGAAATGAACCAGAGAGAAAGAGGCATTATCAACTGCCGCGGCTTCAAGTTAACCTACTTCTTCCAGAACGTTGTGGCAAACAGCGCACTATTCGTCAACTTCGCAGTAGTGGCACCTAAACAACTCCCACTTGACACGTCAGCAGTTAGCGGGACCAACTTCTTCAGGTCGGCTGGAAACTTCAGAGGTCTAGACTTCTCAGCACCAGGAAACACACCCTTCGAACGACACATACATCACGTCAACCCAGATGACTACCACATCCTATACCATACAAGGTTCATCCTAGGACCAGCAGCATCTTC